TTAGTAAACCCAAAGAACCGTGCAACTTCTGCTACTGAAGATGAAACCATCTGGGTAGCAAGCGCAAAGGGGCGAATTACTGGGATCTTAGCTAGAGCACCAGCGGCTTCCGCAACTGCGGAAGCAGGTCCTGAAATAGGTCCGGAGGACTTATATTCATCACCACTCTGAAGGGCTTCAGAGATGGTGGGACCAGACAACTCAACGTTCTCAGCCCATGCATAAATTTGAACAGTGACATCCGAAGCTGCAACACTGTTAGCATTAAGTAGGGGAGTAAAAGATTTGATCTGAAGAGATCCCATCTTGCGTGTGTCATCAGCGCTAGTGATACGCAACCAATTCTTGTGATAGAAAAAGGGGAGAGTCATCTCTCCACCCTGATTCTTTTCAACTTGAATATAAAAGCCAGGAATTTGAGAGAAGGGAACCTTCCATCCTTCCTGACCTGCAACAATCACCCAATTATCTGGACTATAATTGGGGAGCGGCTTCCAAATTGTCTTTGCATTGCCATAATAAAATGGAGAAGCATTGATCAATACTTTAATTTTAAGATTACAACGAATTAACGAATAATTCGTGATTTTGTTTTTGATTCGGGAATCATTAAAGAATGAGAAAAATGGAGCTACTGAAATATCCAGGTTGGCGTTTTCTGACCATGTCGAAGTAGAAATAAGAACAGGCCTCTCAAGAAAATGAGAAATTGCCGCATCTTTAAAAGTTGAAGTATGACGGGTTGGATCCATTCCCGATCCAATCTGTCCAACTTCTCCTCGAGATTCGTCAGCAAACGATAAAATGACTTCTTCAGACGATTGCAATGTCTCATTACAATTCTGAAGAAGGTGGTGCTCGGCATCGCCCGAGCTCGCGTCTAGATCATGGTGTCTAGTTCCCTCCGCCTGTTGGTCGACGGTCTCCATTGTTAGACTCGAACGTGAGTTATTAATAGAATTATCTTTGAAAATCCGGTTGAGTTCATCATGAGTGACTGGATGAGGCCATCTCATTTCGCTGAATTGGGTGATCGCTTCAGAGGCGATTTTGAGAACCAGTGATTTCTGGTTCTCGGAATAGAGAGCGATTGCTCGCTCCGAGGTTTGAATAAGAATACTACGAGTGTAATTCTTATTCCAAGTTGTGCGGGCACGAAGAAATTTGGATTTAATTAATAATTTCTTTCGGCTCGCGAGGTGGGAGTCTTTCATTTCTTTCATGAAATCTTTAAGTTGACGGGATGTTACCAACGATAAATGGGTAACTTTTACAGAACCATCAAAACTCGCAAAGATGAGAAAATCGTCTTCAATTTCAAGAGGAAAGAAATAAGCTTGATGATTACCAATGGTAGAACAATCGAAACCACTCTGAAGTGTTTCTTCACACGTAACTCTGTCTTCATACGCGTAATGTTCAAAATGTACAATATCATTGTTACGATACATTTCCAAGTAGTAATCATAAGTTGGGAAATTCAACGGATTGAACTTCATGTTGTTCTCGCTACAGCATTCTAAAATAAGGTTACGATTTAAGTCGTAAACCTCACGTCCATGGAAAAAGAATTCCCGTAGACCTGAGTTCATTGTAGCAAGATCCCGCTCTTCTTGTGTGATACTTTTAGAGCAAAGGCCAATAAGGAAAGATTTCTTAATTGAACTTTGATCAAGGGGACCAACATATCGGCCTAATTCTCCATTATACACAAAGCCGCGCTTCAAAAAATCAATTTCATGAATGGTCTTACTGATGTAAGAACCTTCCTTCTTATCAGCTCGTGTATAAACAACACCAATTTGAGATAATTTCTCCTGCATTACTGCAAAATTAAATCGAT